GGAAAACCTGTTGCGTATGCCCAATAGATAGGTGTAAAACTTACATCAAATCCTACTTCCTCTAACATCTGTACCATTCTGTATTGTACATCACTTCGTGGTGCAGACATAACGAATGCGAATGAACCTGGTTTCAGAACTCTCAAACATTCCTTGAAAATCTTTCGTGGTGGAAGTGTCTGATCCCAATTCTTACCCATAAATCCATATCCGTATGGTGGGTCTGTGCAAAGTAAATCTATGGAGTTTTCATCATAATCTTTTAAAACTTCTAAAGAATCACCGTTGATTAATTTACTGGTCTCCATACAAATTTCTCCGTTTTTTCGTTCTCTGTCCTTCAAGTTTCTTTAATCTGTATCGTTCCTTTGCTTTACGCAAAATATCCTCTTTATTACGCTCATAATGGTCCATCTGCCACTTTCGTTGGGCTTCTTTCTTTTCTTCTTTTGTATTATATAGCTTTTTACGACCCATTGTTTATCTTTGCAAATCTATTTAACAATCCCTTAAAGTAATCTTACTTTTGCAATATCAATATATTTTCTACTTAACTCAAAACCAATATACTTTCTATTAGTTTCTTTACACGCTACCGCAGTAGTTCCACTTCCCATAAAAGGATCCAATACCACATCATTTTCATAACTCAACAACTCAATACAACGAATTGGTAAGGTTATTGGAAAAACTGCCTTTGTTCCTTTCTTACCAGGAGTAGTTCCTAATTTCCAAACTCCCCCCACATCTTCCATAAAATCTTTCTTACTGATAGTAGATACACCTTTTTCTAATTTTTTCCATTGATTTTTATAAGAAATTAAAATTCCTTCATATGGAGTATTTATATACGGTGCTGATGCTGATAACCAACTACCCCATGCCGTAAATTTCTTTCTTGTTATATCATCCCATATTATTAACTTATGAACATTATATCCTATTTTTTCCTGAATATTTCTAATATCCATTAGTGGAAATCTACTTACCTTTTCATGTTTATCCTGAAAGTTGATATAATGATTTATACATATTCTACCATCATCTTTTAATACTCTATAACATTCATACAACCATTTTTCTATCCACTCTAAATACTTACTCCACTTCAAATAATCATTATAATTATCATAATCTATCCCTATATTATATGGTGGTGATGTAACTATTAAATCAATAGAACTATCTTCTATACTTGGAAATAACTCTAAACAATCACCTTGTAATATTTTATTCATTATTTATCTTCGCAAATCTATTTAACTTTGTCCAATTTAACATTAACCAACTTTCTAAATTAGGTAATGCACCAAACATCCTATCTTCTATAAACATCGTTTGGAATTTTGATTTTATTAATTCTTGTATTTTACCATTTACAACTCTATTGATTTTAAGTTTTGCACCACCACTTATATCCACCTTTTGTAACTGCATTAACGTGTGGTTGAGATGCATTTTATCTCTCTGTTTTCTTACTACATTATGAAATCTACTGCCCTGTTCACATTTATCAACTATTTCATCTACTGTATAAGTTACTCCATCATCTGCTAAATCTGGGAAATTCTTTAATAGAGTTTTAGAACCAATCCCCATCACACCCTTTATGTTATCTGATACATCACCATCAAAAATTCTGGTCATCAACAAATTCTTTGAAGTAACCCCATATTCCTCTTTCACTACATCGGGTTTATACAACTTCTTCTTCGTTGGACTCCATACTGAAATTCTATCACTTACTAACTGCAAAAAGTCCTTATCAGTTGACATTATAATATGATTGTTTTTCGGTAAGAGTTGTTTTGCGATATAGGCAATAACATCGTCTGCTTCCACACTATCTACTGAAAGAATGGAAACGGGGAGAGTTTCTAAGTATTCAACGCAACGAGATAGTTGCATAAACATAGAATGTCGTTCATCTTCCATATTCTCATAATCGTTTACACGATTAAGTCGAATTTTCTTTGTTCTTCGCTTTGCCTTATATTCTGGATAAAGTTTACGGCGGCGGTTAGACCCGCCTTTTCCATCAAAAACTATAATAGTTCTAGTGGGTCCCAACATTTTTATAGCGTAACCGACTGACTTCAGAAAACCAACTATTCCACCAATGTGAATCCCATCATCATTAGTAGTTGGTATAACACTAAACACTCTGATAAAAGTATTCAAGCCATCTATTATCAGTACTTTTTCGTTGGGATTCTTCGTTATATCAGAACCGCCACCGCTCTTCTTTATCTCATCAAGAATAGAAAGGTATCTATCATTACCCATCACCGACCACTTCGTCTGTATAGACTACATCATCAATACCTAAATCGGCTGATTTATATTTGAGTATAGATACATCACAAATTTTATCATACAAGTATTCTTTAAGACCATCATTTTCTTCTAATTTTTTCTCAAAATCCTTAGATTGAAACTTGATATCTTTACCTTTGTATTCCAAAGTGTACCATGCTCCTGCAATCTTTAGAAGTTTGTGGTCTTTTAATACCGTTAGCCAACTTCCCATATCATCAATACCACTATCGAAGTATAAGTTAAAGTCAGCATGACGAAGTGGGGGCCCCAAACGATTTTTGATAATCTGTGCTCTGCACTTCATACCAATTACATCATTTTTTGCTCCCACTTTGATTTGTCCCATATTCTTCAAACGAATACGAGTTGATGCGTGAAATGGTAATGCTTTTCCACCAGAAGTAGTCCAAGGATCACCGAACATAACACCGAGTTTTTGTCTGAGCTGATTGGTGAATACGAGAGCTATTCGTTCTCGTCCAATCATTTGAGTAATCTTTCTCATCGCTTTTGAAACGATAATTGCCTTACTCGTTGCCCATCCGTCTTTCTCGAAATCGGCTTCCATTTCTACTTTGGTAGATGCTCCTGCAAGTGAATCTACGAGAATACTTACAAGTCTTTCTCTATCTGATTCTCTAATTTTAACGATGATACTTTCAATACATTCAAATATATCTTCAACAGTTTCCACGTGAAGATATAATAGTTTTGAAACATCAACACCAATTGCCTCTAACCATTCTCTACTAACAGATGTTTCAGTATCAATATACACTGCAACACCATCTCGTTTTTGAGTTTCTGCGAGAATGTGAGTTCCAATTAAAGATTTACCACTTGATTCTAATCCATTGATTTCTGTAATTCTACCAACTGCAACACCACCGTTTGGACGGTTAGCAATTGCAAGGTCTAATACAGATGAGCCAGTAGATATGAATTCCTTGATATCAGTTGGAGTAGTATCAGAACCATCGAGAAAATAAGCTACCTTTGTATCCTTGAATTGTTTATTAAGACTATCGGCGAGAACGTGTGCAAGTTCATCCTTTACAGACATATTGTCTCTCCTTTTAATTACTTATTAAACAAATCGTCAAATGCATCCGTTACATTAGAAGTGCTACTTACTGCACTTTGTAATGTAGATGCTGGAACATTAGTATCTGATTTGGTAGTTTCTTCATCACCATCACTTGGATTTAACCAATCACCTAAAGCTTCTGCCAGTTCATCATAACTTAACTCGTTATATACTTCACGTATATCTTTTTGATCATCGAGTAAGTTAGTTAAAACGGCTTTATCTTCTGTAATTGGAGTTTGATTTGGTTTAACACGAATAGTAGTTTTCGGAAACGATGCTCCGGTTTCTTCTGCAGTCTTAAACTCAACTACAACATCACGACCATTTATAGGATCACTAATATCACCATAATCAGGGTCTGCTATTATTGATAATAGTTCCTGATATACGGTTTTACCAAAACCCCAAAACTTTGTTCCGCCTTGTTCTTCACCACGAACCACGACTGGTGCGAAAGTACGAAGTTTTGATTCGAGTTTCTTTCCAAGTCGCCAATCTTCACGATTTCCAGATTGTTTCAGTTTATCTGCGAATTCTTCAATCGGGTCTGGACGACCAAATGATGTTGGGGACAAAAATGATTTGCCTCCTAAATCATAATGAAAGAATAATTCAATAAACGGAGTATCTGTATTTAGTTTATATGGAAGAATACGAATTTGAGTTCTTCCCGGCTGTGGTTTCCACAGATTTGTGGAACGAGTAGTCGATGTTTGTAACTGAGCTAATCTCTTTTTCACTGCGTTAATATCCATTTGTTATCTCCTTATTGTTATTTTTATTTATTATTATTTAATTGTCATTGGTATAACCCTTGACAAATATAAATATTGGGTTGTTATAAAAACAACCCAACTTTTTATGCTAAATTTGATTTCTTATTCTGCTGCTTTAACATTCTTCGCAACAGCACCTTTGTCACCTTCACCGATTTCAAACTCGACTTTTTGACCTTCTGATAAAGTCTTAAATCCGTCTATTTGAATTTCGGAGAAATGGACAAAGTAATCTTTTGAGTTTTCCTTCGCCGTATCAGATATGAAACCATATCCTTTTTTAGCGTCGAACCACTTTACTGTACCTGTATTCATTGTTTTTCCTTATTTTGTTTATTTGTTACTGTAAATCTTCTCTGATAAAATCAGACATCACCGATGGTGCTGTCGTATCAAATCCTACTACATCTAACATACCCGCGTCATCTGGGTCTGCTATTGTAAAATCATTTGCTTCCATCCCTACC